AAATTAAACGAGTGTAGGGTCTTGGAAGCAATCAATAACTGTAGGGCGTGCGAGCTTGTGTTCAAGTTCGTAGTCGGTCATTGTTTTTGCATCCGGTGGGATGATGTGAGGTAGGTTCACAAAATGAGCTGAGTTCCATTTTGGTTCAGGCTTGAGATAGCCTTGCCAGGAAGAGTACTTGTGTAGCACTTCTTCTATTGTGGGAAAGTGGTCGAATGGAATTTCGGCAGATAGTGAATCTAGAACTCTGAAATAGCCAGGAAGATGTTTCTGGGCCATATCGAGGGTATGATCATTGATAGGTGCTGCGTAAGGAAGGAAGGTATGATATATATCATAGCAGAATTCGTGGAATTCGGTGTCCATTCCGGCGGCTGCGTAAGCAATGCCTATTGCGCGAGCAGACATGTATTTGTCTTTGGGGCCATGCTCAGGATAACATAGTTGTGCGACTAGTTTACCAAGTGGGCGGCGGGGTTTGCCAAAGTTGCATGTGTAAGAGAGAGTCTCTATACGGTTGCGCATGATAGTAATAACTGATTTGGTCTTAGAAAGGACCATGTTGTAGCGGGTGAGTGCGTATTGTTCAAAGAATTCGAGGAAGTTGTATAATTCCAGGTGACTTAGGTGGGTGAAGCCAGAGTTGTCGTCTCCTAAAATGAAGAATGTGATTTCAAGAATTTGAGAGGCAGAGTAGCCATATTCAAGAAGTCCATCAACGAGGAGGAATGCGTTAGCAAATGAATCAATGTACTGGGTATTTAAAATACCAGAAGGTACGCCTGCGGTAGATCGTAGGTATGCGAATCCGTCAGCGGTGACGAAAACCATATTGTTATACCAGATGTGCATGAAATTAAGTAAATTTGACATACGGTGGTAGAGATCGTGTTCAGTTAGATCAGGGTAGGTGGGATACTCGTAAGTAGGTTGGTAGCCGTGGTTTATGATGAGTAGACTGCGGAGATAATCAGTAAAGAAAAGGTCAGTGATTAAGCGTGGAACGCGTTGATCAAATGAAGACCAATCTATTGTAAAGAAGGATCGAAATGATTGTGCGAGTGAGTCCAGGTAGTGGTTGGATCCTCGGATAGTTTCGAAGCTATACATGATTGCAGACTTGATACCATTGATAGGGTATCGGGCCATGACATGGAGTGGAAACGTTGTCATTAATTCACACATGATGAAGAAGTCATCAGCTGCGTAAACAGGACGTTGTTTGAGGTTTCCATCTCTGTCGGAGATGTGGTTGCGAGTAAATAGCATAGTAACGTGCTTAGAGAAGAAGAGACGTAGTTGTCTAATATTGTCAGAAGTGTTTTCTGAAGGGACGAAGGGAAAGCCATGTTCCTTGATGTGGTGCATCCAGGTTCGTGAGAATTCATATACGGTATTGAAGAAGTATCCTTTTGATGTAGGACGGAGTGCGTATACTGAGTTTCGTGCGTAGTAAGCGTGGGTTCTGAAGAATGTTGAGAAGCGTTGGAAGTATCCAGTGCCTGTAGATTTTGGGGTGTTGCAGAATCGGGTGTCAACAAAATGAAGTGGTAGGTAAGGTAATCCATTGAGAATGCGTTTGACGAGGTCGAGGACGAGGTCTTTGCGTGTTGGATCGAGTGGTGGGATAGTGATTTGTTCTCTGTTGAAATCGGTAAATGTAGCGTCTGTAGTGCCAAGGGGGCGGCAGTATTTGTCAGTGTACTGTTTATAGTGAGTGTATTTGCGGTCGAGAAGATACTTGATGAGAGGGTGGAGTTCAAATCCAGATTCAGGAAGATAGTCAGTGGTGTAAACGAGTTGTCCAGTGTGGTAACGGTAAGGGAGTACAGTAATGCCAGGTTGTGGAAATCTGTTATTTGGAAGTTCGTTGTCGTCTAGATGACGATAAAATTCGAAGGGTTCGTTACGGTCAATGTTCGCTTGAGTGTAGCGTTCATATGTTTGGGAGAAGTTGTGTTCATATTCTGAAGTGCGATGTTTTTCGGCGTCATAGTTTCGAGCGGAGTCGTAATAGCGGCGGAGATCGTAGTCAGTGGGACGTTGTTCGGAGTAGCCAGTGGTTTCGTGAGATGATTGGAATGTTTGCCATTCTTTCTTGATGCGAAGTTGTGCTTCGTGTAAGTAATCACGGATGTTAATGAGAACCATTTATGCTGTAATAAAGGGTAGAAGGTTGGAGAGTAAATCTTTCGTGTAGACATGGGGGGCCT